ACTACTCCCGCTGACTTTTGTAATAGTTGAAATTGAGGGTTATTAGGGAATAAACTCCAATCACAAGCAATTCTAACACGCCAGTCCTCACCGTTTTTAGGTATAACTTGTATACCTTCTCCTGATGATTGAAAAAGTTCTCCGCCTTTAGGTAAATTAGCACCACGTTTTAAACTTAAAAAATCATTTAGTGCGCCTGCACCTTCTGCTATTTGACCTGCTAGGTTTTCTATGCCGCCTGCAAGAGTGCCGCCAGTAAATTTACTTGCAAGTGATCCTATTTCATTACCTATAGAACCTATTGTTTCGCCTACATTGCCTGCAGCATCGCCAATTACACTACCAAAACTACCTACTGTAGACGATAATGAATCTAGCATGCCGTTTTCTGATCCACCGTCAAGATTGTTATTGATAACGTTACCCATACCTGTGGTTACTTTATCTAACAGTTCACCACCTACGCTACCTGCGGCGTTTAATCCACTGCCAATATCTCCACTTAACTTTGCCATTTTTGCATCAAGTCTTGCTTTTTCAAACTGATTTCCTATTGCAGGTTCACCAAGGGCTGCTTCTGCTAGAGTTATGGCTGCTTGCGTCTCTGCATCTATTTTTGCTACCAGTTGTGCTACCGGATTAGTTGATAAACTCATTTTGGTAATATTTCCTCATCATTTGATTACTTTACTCTATTTATTTCTTTCATTATGTGCTATTATAATAAATATTAAAAGTTCCTGGAGAATATATGAAAAAAGTCAAATACCTTAACAATAGAGACCTATTGGCACAGATACACAAGAGTAAATCCGCTTTCTGCTCCTTTGTAGATAAAGATTTTCATCAATATGATATTATACTGCCAAGTCTCGAAAAGATTAACATTAGAACTACAGCCGAAGCAAAACGCAACCGTGCTGCTAGACTTGCGAGGGAAAATCACGAAGCAGCCGTAATGGCCGCTGGAAAGAAGATTCCTGCTAAAGAGTTCAATATAGATTATAAAACTATGGAAAAAACTGATTTAGTTTTCCGTATTATGTCATTTGAACATATTCCTGAAGATCTTACACGAAAGAAAACAAAAAAGACAGTTGCTGACAGCCATGTTAAAGTAAACTTTCCTCCCTTTCAACATTGGAAGTTTGATGATAAAGGAAATTTAATATGTGTAGGTAAAAGTCACTGGGAAGGTGGTATGGAGAACGGTTTCTTCAATCCTAAAGCAGGTAAAGCAACAAATGAACTTGCTCGCATGTGGATGAAACTTTGTGAAAGATATGCTACAAGAGGAAATGTACGAGGCTATACTTACAACGATGAAATGAAAGGACAAGCAATATTACAATTAGCACAAATTGGATTGCAGTTTGATGAATCAAAATCACAAAATCCATTCGCTTATTATACAGCCGCAGTAACTAATTCTTTTGTTAGGATCATTAATATTGAAAAACGTAATCAAAATATAAGAGATGATATCTTAGAAATGAACGGAATGAATCCTAGTTGGACTAGACAGAATGCCGACACACATCCTAGTCAACCTAAAGAAAAGAAAAAAACTTGACATTATTAAAGATATCCGTTACAATATAAAGTAAGGAGAATAAATGCCGTTATTTAAGAAAGCAGCCTGCTTCACTGATATACACTTTGGTATGAAGTCTGGTTCAAGAATACACAATGCAGATTGTGAAGAATTTATAAAGTGGTTTTGTGAAGAAGCAAAAGCCGCTGGTGCTGAAACTTGTATATTTTTAGGAGACTGGCACCACAACCGTGCGACTACAGATGTCAGCACAATGAACTATACTGTTAGTAATCTAGAAAGACTTAATGAAACGTTTGAAAAAACTTATTTCATGGTAGGTAACCATGATTTATTTTATAAAGACAAGCGTGAAATTAACTCTATTGAGTTTATGAGATTGTTTCCTAACATTGTTCCAATAACAGATATATTTACAGAAGGTGAAGTTACATTACTTCCTTGGTTAGTTGGAGAAGAATGGAAAACAGTAAAAGATATTAAAAGCAGATATGTGTTTGGACACTTCGAACTGCCATATTTTAAAATGAATGCAATGATTGAGATGCCTGATCACGGTGAACTACAACCAAATCACTTTATTAATCAAGAATATGTATTCTCAGGACACTTCCATAAACGTCAAACAAAAGGCAATGTAACCTATATGGGTAATGCATTTCCTCACAACTATGCAGACGCATGGGATGACGAGCGTGGTATGATGTTCTTAGAGTGGGGAGGTACACCTGAATACAAGACTTGGCCTGATCAGCCAGTGTTTAGAACTTTTAAACTTTCGCAACTATTAGAAAAACCTGAAGATCATTTAAAAGAAAATATGTATTGTCGTGTAACAATTGACGTACAGATTACTTTCGAAGAAGCAAACTTTATTAAAGAACAATTTATACCACAGTTTAAACTTCGTGAACTTATGTTGATTCCAGAGAAAGTAGAAATTGAAAGCAATATCGATCCTATTGATGTTTCATTTGAAAGTGTTGATACGATTGTATTAAACCAGATTGAACAATTAGACGGCGAAACGTATGACAGACGCATGCTTACGGAGATTTATCGAGACCTATGATAAGAATTAAAAACATCACAGTTAAAAACTTTATGAGTGTGGGCAATCAAACTCAAGCAATTGATTTTGACAAAGGAGAACTTACACTTGTGCTAGGTGAAAACCTAGACTTAGGCGGTGACGGTAGCGGTTCCAGAAACGGCACTGGTAAAACCACTATCGTCAACGCACTAAGTTATGCAATCTATGGCAATGCCCTTACAAATATTAAGAGAGACAATCTTATCAACAAGATTAACGGCAAGGGCATGTTGGTTACTATCGAATTTGAGAAAGATAATATACAATATAGCATACAGAGAGGCAGAAAGCCTAATACTTTAAAGTTTACTGTTAATGGTACTGAACAAGAACCAACAGATACTGACGAAGCACAAGGTGATAGTAGAGAAACACAGAAAGATATCGAAGCATTATTTGGTATGAGCCATGATATGTTCAAGCATATACTTGCATTGAACACGTACACAGAGCCTTTCCTATCAATGAAGAACAACGATCAACGTGCTGTTATTGAACAACTGCTTGGTATTACAATGCTTTCTGAGAAAGCAGAAATACTTAAAGACAAAATGAAAACTAATAGAGATGGTATTAGTACAGAGAGTACAAGAATAGAAACAGTAAAAGCAAGTAATGAAAGAATTGAAGAAAATATTCAAAGCCTTGAACGCAAACAGCGTATGTGGGAAGATACAAAACAACAGAATATAAAGTCATTAAATGCAAGTATTGCAGCACTTGAAAAAATTGATATTGAATCAGAGATTGAAGCACACAAATGTTGGGAGCGTTTTAACGATAGAAAGCGTTCGCTTGATGAAGCACAGCGTTGGATGGCATCTATTACTGCGGATACTGAGAAGCAAGAAAAAACAATTACAAAACTAGATAAAGAAGTTGCAGCACTTAAGGATCACAAGTGTTATGCTTGTGGGCAAGAACTACATGATAGTAAACAAGATGAAATCCTTAAAGGAAAAGAAGAACTATTGCAAGAAGCAGCACAACAAATACTAACAAACGAAACACAATATCAAGAACACGCAAAGGTTATTGCTGATATAGGTGAACTAGAAAGTTGCCCTGCGACACAATATGATAGTGTTGAAGAAGCATACAATCATCGTAACACAGTTGAAAGTTTACAAAAAGAACTAGAACAAAAGGAAACAGATGAAAATCCATATCTTGAACAGATCGATGATTTAAAAGAAACTGCGATACAAGAAGTTAGTTTTGATAAACTAAATGATCTTACAAAAGAAAAAGATCATATGGACTTCTTGTACAAACTGCTTACTAATAAAGATAGTTTTGTTCGTAAAAAGATTATTGAACAGAACTTAGCATATCTAAATCAACGTTTAACATACTACTTGTCTAAAGTAGGATTACCGCATATTGTTGAATTTCAGAACGATTTAACAGTGGTTATTACACAACTAGGACAGGACTTAGACTTCGATAACCTCAGTAGAGGAGAACGAAATAGACTCATATTAAGTCTAAGTTGGGCATTTAGAGATGTATGGGAATCTTTATATCACGGTATCAATCTATTGTTTATTGATGAACTTGTAGATAGTGGTATGGATAGTGCTGGAGTTGAAAGCAGTATTAGTATTCTTAAGAAAATGACACGTGAACGTAATAAGAATGTATTCTTAATCTCGCACAGAGATGATTTAGCAGGGCGTGTTAATCATGTATTGAAAGTTATTAAGGAGAATGGGTTTACTTCATATTCAAACGATATTGAAATAGTCCAATAATATTATGGCAACTGACAGTCACGACAAAATGATTGAAGCGTTCCAGAACTATTTTAAATGGCAGGAACGTTTTGAATATCATGGAAGTGATGAAGCCGGCATTAAGTCTCGCTTTTGGTTGTCAGAGATACGTAACTTTGCAAGTGTAAGGCGTAAAGAAATACAAGATAAAAGGCAAGAAAGAAAAGAATCCAGAAAGGGCATGGTTGGTCGACCTTCGAAAGTAAGTAAGACTGATGGAGAAACTTAGTTGGACATTTGAAGGCAAAGAAATAGAAAATATTCCAGATGAATATGAAGGCTTTGTATATCTCATTACCAACAAGACTAATAATAAAAAGTACATAGGCAAAAAACTAGCCAAGTTTAAAACTACTAAGCCACCACTCAAAGGCAAGAAAAACAAAAGACGCGGATATAAAGAAAGCGATTGGCAAGATTACTGGGGATCTAGTGATAAACTCAATGCTGATGTTGAAGCACTAGGCCCACAAAACTTTACAAGAGAAATACTTTACATGTGTCATGGCAGGGGAGAAATGTCCTACCTTGAAGCACGAGAGCAGTTTGACTGTAGAGTACTAGAATCAGACGAATACTACAATGGCATAATCAACGTAAGAGTAGGCGGTTCAGACAAATTGCGCAAGGCACTTCTAGAAAGACATATCAAAAATAGGCCAATTATAGCAACATAGTTTAATCGGGGCTGCTCGATTCATCTTGAGGTCATGCTATTCGTGTGATCAGATACTGGTGCGTTGCAAGGACAATACTAACTTAGGTATAAAAGATTGTGGCTCTGAGAAAAAGCAACCACAGAGTAAGTGATTTCGACTGTTTGGGATTAACTGCTTTCCGCGTATTATGCGAATGCTGAAGTAGGGGGTATGCGGTACGCCGCCTCCGTACATACTATATGTAATCTTCTTAAACAGGGTGGTGATGCTAACTCACATGAAGCTCAACAACACATTCGCCCGGCAACGGGCGAATTGTGGCTCTACTATCTACATGATGCTAACAAAATTACTTCGTAATTGTTGTAATCATATATATAATATGTAAGAAGAAAAAAATGCATTGAGCTTTAGCGAAAATGCATAAGATCTTTAGATCTTACTTACAATGTAATTGAATAAATAACATTACATAACAGTTATGGACAGGAATCAATGCGTTTAAACGAAATTCTGATTGAACAACAAGTGGACGAAGCACCTAAGGGCTTTCTAAGTCGACAACTTAGTAAAGCAAAG